CTATTAAAGGTGACCCTACACACGATCCAATGGAGATGTTTTAATGTTCAACGAAAAAATTAAAGAACTAATGAAGACAGCAGGATACGCTGCTCCTGAAATTGCAAGTCGTGCTCAGTTACTCAGCGAGCTAATCATCGACGATTGCATTCACACATTACGTAACAATGGTTATGATGATGCCGCACAGTGTTTACATGATGTACACTTTGGCATAGATGATGCAGTATGAATGAAAAAGAAAACACATTCCGTACACTAGCAGAACAGCCGCTTTTAGTTAAAAGTCGCTGGTGTATGTTTGGCTGGCATCGTTGGACACAATACAGTGCTCCTAAACATCGAAGAGAAGGTGTTTATGAAGTTGACTATCAGTCTCGTCAATGTGCTAGCTGTAATTTGTTTGACGTGAAGATATTACGGAGAGTATAATGAAAGAAATTCCGGTACATAAAGATAAACTTGGTCGTCTTATTAGTTTAGGCGACTTTGTTGCTTACCCTAGCCAGAACAGTTTAGAGTTTGGTAAAGTAGAAAAGCTGAATAATAAAATGGTAGGCGTTATTCCTGCTGTCAGCAAACGTCCAATTTATAAAAATACAAACAAGTATCCGCATGATCTAGTTCGCTTAGAAGCTAGCGATATGACTTGGTACATTTTAAAGAATAGTTAATATGGACTTGCGAAAACTGCTTATTGAACGTATAATGTTTGTTCTTACCAAAGAAGAACTAGTAGAACGCTATATGGCTACAGAAAACGACTTGTTAACTATGGATGCTTGTGATCTATTAGAGCTTTATGAACATTGTTTTTTAATGATTGATTAATATGCAAATGACTCAAGCCTTTGATGGCAGTCTTACTCCGTTGTATCAATACTCGCCTTGCGGAAGCAGAGCAACGTTTGATCACGATAGTGGAATGAGTTACAGATGCGATACGTGCTTCGCTGTCATAGGCAGTATAGGTCAACCACGGGAGTGTGTGGACGAAGCACAAAAGTTTGCCAACTGGGAAAAGATGGGCGGCACCGGTTGGGATTATGATAAAGGATGTGCCAAATGATTTACTTTGGATTTAATATTGCTAACCCGTGGTGCAAGCGTTGGACTAACGTTTGGAACAAACTGTATTCCACTCCACATCCGAGTAAGTGCATTGAACTCGAAGTGTTTAAGGATAATACTATTGCATCCTTTAGTTTTAGATTTGCAACACGGCAGAGTCATGCTGGGTTAACTGTTGAAGCTGGTCTGTTAGGTTATAGTTTCCTTTTCCAATTCTATGACATCCGTCATTGGAATGACGAAGCTGGTCGTTACTACATCTACAACGAAGAAGAAGGTATGCACTAATGTTTGATTGTTTAATCTTAGGTGATAGCATTGCCAAAGGCGTAAGTGATGTACGCAAGGATTGTGTTGCCTATGTACAATCGGGCATTAACAGTCCTAACTATTTAAAAAAGTTTGGCTCTAGACTGGATGATGTAGCTGCACAGGCTGTACTAATTAGTCTAGGGTCAAACGATTCTAGCAGTATTACAGAAGATGCAATTCGTAAACTACGTGAAAAGTTTGCCGACGGGCAAGTAGTCTATTGGGTATTGCCAAACATCAAAGAGCAAGTGCGTAAGACTGTGTGGATGGTTGCTAAAGAACACGATGATGTTATAATTGATGCTCGGAACTACAATCGTAGTCCGGACACAGTACATCCTACGTACAAAGGTTACAAACAAATAAGTAAGGACTTCAAATGAGCGAAGAAGTTAAAGAAGATTTCTTTTTTGAGAAGGTCGAAGTGGGCATGTTTAAAATGCCTGGTATCCGTTTTGAAAAAGGACAAATCCCTACAGAACTGCACGAAGAAATGACTAAATGGTCTAAAGAAAACAAATGCGGCTTCCCTATGAACGAGTGGCTTTGGTCATTTAAGTCAGAAGAAAAACGTGCATGGTTTATTCTACGATGGGCAGATCATATACCTAAAGTAGAGAAAGAATGAAACAAATAAAAACAAAGTTAAACTTAGGCCTAGAAGATAATGTAATTTTAGAAGATGAGATAGCTAAAACTCTAGGCGATGAAATAGCTAAAGAAATAGACTTTGAAATCATGTCCTCTATGGTGCTTGGGATGGGGTGGACAAAGGTTGTCTTAAAGCCTATGACATGGGAAAACGGATCACTAATCGACCTTTGGGTTGAACAGAATATTAAAGGCAAGTTCGAAACAATGGGACTTGTTTGGGTATTTGAACGTGAACAAGATGCTAACTGGTTTAAGATGCGATGGCTAGGATAAGCACTAGCACTGTTAAACATATCAAGCCGGCTGAATGCATGGACATAGTCAGAGAACTTAGGGCACACGGGTTAGTACAGGGTACTGACTTTGACTTTAAATATTGCCCTGCGGAATATAATAATGATGGTTACGAAGCGGTCGAACCTAGCCGGGCAGAGTTTTACTTTTACAAAGAAAAATGGGGAACATTCTTTGCAATTAAATATGCCTGCTAAACAACAATGTATAGTCGTTAATAACGAAGTGTACGAGCGTAAGCGTGTACATCAGTTTAGGATGGGAGATGTTGATGATCCAGAAATTTATTGCGCCCAACCAATTTATGATTGGCAACAAACAGAAATGGGCCAATGGGTAATGAAACACAGCATTGATCCTACATTCCATATTATCCAAGAGCCAGTAACTTACGGTTATCTAATAAGTATTACAGCACACATTACTCCGAAAAGATGGACAGAGTTTTGTTTGCGTTTTAGTTGACAACCGACAATGTTGGTGTTATAATAAACACCGTAAACAAACTACATGGATTTACCTATGAATGAGAATGATCAGTTCGAATACAATAACGAAGAAGAAGCAGAAGTAGCACAAATTCGCTCGCTGCAAATGCATTTAGGCGCACTTAATAAAGTGCAAGAGAAGTTAGCTGAACAGCGCCGCTTTGAAAGCCTGTTTGAATGCATTGAATGTGGAGACCCTATTCCAGAAGCTCGCCGCCAAGTAATCAAGGGATGTACAATGTGCGTCTACTGCCAAGAGCTCCTAGAGAAGAAAGGCCTTGTGTGAAAAAAACAATCTTCTACAAGAAGGTTGGGCGCAAATATGAGCCGGTGTACGAGTATGACCAAGAGCTCATGGATGCATTTCCAAAAGGTACACACCTAGTACAATGTTATCCAGGCGGCAACAGTCGTCGGTTTAACATTGATCCTGCTTATGCTCCTATGATTGCCGCAGGACGTGTTGCTGAAGATGCAATCAGTAAGGCATTGATGCGGGCAAGCGATATGCGTCCAAAGAATGCTCCCTTAACACAGGAACAAAAGGATGCTTGGGAACATTTAGTTGAAGTGTTCGGGCCTGAAGCTCGTACACTAGAGTGGCCTAGTGCTCGTGAAGCGTGTGAAGAAGCTGTTAAGGCAATGGCACAAGAAGCCGAAGCTCTACTGACAAATCCAATCGTTCGAAAAGCATACGAACGATTTTTATTAATCTGTGAACTTACAAAGGAACACAAAGTATGAAGAAGTTTTTTGCTTTTTTAAAATGGCATTGGGATAACTGGAGTTTTGGACAGCGTGTCTACATCATTGGAGCAATGTTTGTTGGCTTTGGGCTTAAAGATTCTCTTGAAACAAACACACCAAACCTAGCAGTACAAATCGGATTTGCTATTTGGGCTACAGTTCTGTTAAAATGGTTTTTCTGGGATTCGTTTGCAAACTCTTGGAAACGATTCGAACAAGAGCGTAGAGATTTATTTAAAACTATTGACGAAGGCAAGTAATGACTGATAAAAAAGAAATTAAAATTAGTTTTGCTCCGGGTGCATTTGATAACTTTGAAGGCACACAAGAAGAGCTTGACGAACTAGTTAACGAAATACAAAACATGTTTGTTGGCAAAACTCCAGAAGAACTCGAAGCAATGAGCCGTCCTCTAAGTGACGAGGACTTTGAAGATTTGCCAGACGAGGTTAAGGAACAACTTCTTCGTAGCCACATTGATGACGATGATCTCTCAGACGAATTTAAGCGGAGACTGCAATGAAATGGCTAGACAAGTGGTTATATGGCAAAGTTCGAGACATGTGGGATAACCGCCACAAGTATGAAGCAGAGAAAGATTATCAAGAATCGAGGGCAATAAAAATGATGGCTGGAGCACAAGTATTAAGCAAAGCAAACCCAGAAGGTGAGGATCGAATCAGTTTTGATTTAAGCACCGCAGTTGGCGGCAAGATTCTTAATGTACGTAGATATGATGCACGTAAAGATCACCACGAAACTACGACCTATGTTATTCCAAACGGTGAAGATTTATCCGAAAGAATGGTGAAAATTTTGAACTTGGAAATGTTTAAATAAACGATCCACAGGGAGATTTCATATGGAAGATGTTATTGGATATCTTGTTGTAGTATTCTTTGCATTTTGGTTAGGATGGAAACTTAGAGGCACAATTATGATGGCCGCAATGAGCGACGATCCTGAAAAGATTATCAAAATGCTAGAAGAAATTAAAGCTATTAATAAGAATGAAAAGATTTCGGTTTCGCCAAACTCAATCGAGGTTGAGCCGGAACACGTAGGTGCCACTTGGTATGCCTACGCAAAAGAAACTGGACAGTTCTTAGGACAAGGTTCCACACTTGAAGATGCACTTAAATCTGCTAGTCTTCGTTTCCCAAACAAAACATTTTGGTGTGAAACGTTAGAAAGCAATTTAACCAAAGGCTCTTGACTATTACTACAAAATAGTAATATAATTGAGACATGCTGATACGCAAAAGTCAGCTATTTTTTTAAACTAAAAGGAAAAGGCAAAATGAAATTCATTTCTAAAGAAACTAAAACTTATAAATTGTTTGACGCTTTGTACAAAGGCGAGAAAGTTACTGCAAGCCAAGCAGAAAAGCGTTTTGGCATTAAAAACATTAGTGCAGAAGCAACACGCATTCGTAACAGCGGCTACGCAGTTTACGCAAAGCAGCGTAAGGCTAGCAACGGCATTACTGTTACAGAATACGAATTGGGCAAGCCAAGCCGTAAGATTGTAGCATTGGGCTACAAAGCAGAGCGTATGGGTATCACTCTTTAATTAGAGACTTCGCTCACAAAAGCTCGCTTCGGCGGGCTTTTTTTATAACTACAGTATGATCAAAGATACAATTAACTGGATTAAACAAGACTACAACGAATACCCAATAAGATTCTGTTTAGAACTATTGGCTTGGTTCATGAGTATTAGTTGTACAATATGGATGGGATATACATTACCAAGCCCTCCATTTATATTTTTATACCCATTGTTCATTATACAGTGTTGTATATTTGCATGGGCAGCTTGGACTAGGGGTAGTACAGGCATGATTGCTAACTACATGCTAATCTCAAGCATTGATCTTGTAGCATACACTAGGATGATATTAAATTGAAATATATTGTAGACACAACTCCATACGTTGGTGCAAAGTACCAAGCAATGGAAAGAACATTTGAAATTACAGCATTACCATTAGTTGAGGGCAACCAATGGGTTGAGTATTTTAACGAGAATACTAAACAAACATATAGCTGTCGACTAGAAGCATTTTTGGCAAGATTTAATATGATGCCATAACCAATTGTGTTGTAAAATAGCTACAAATATTTTACAATTACATTAGTGCGCTGAAAGGGGTCCGGTAAGCATTGCACACAAATGCCGCATAAAGAACGGCGATAGGAAATTAGATATGTTATTAACACTTAACAGTGTCGCTACGACACAGAAAGTACAACCACAAGTACAAAAAGCGTGGAATCAAAAAACAGCAACTAAAGCATTTTTAGCACCATATGCAACAAAGTTTGATATGGAGGCCGAAGCAATAGATTTGCGAACAATGGCTAATAATTACAATCACGGTATTATTCCATTAGAAGATATTCATCAAGCAATCCAAGCAGTATTAGGGCCACAGTCAAATCCTAACCTACACACTGCATACGATCCAACAAGCGGAACAAGCTATAGTCCCAAGTTTGGTTATGTTAAATGGAGTCAATTATTTTTATACTCAATCTTCCAACGTGATGTTGCACCAAAGCATTGCAACAAATTAAAGAGGGATTGGGATCACACCGCAGTTCTTATTCCGTGTGCTATTAAGTTTACACTAGAAGGCAAAGAATACTACTGCATCTGGGACGGACATCACACTTTACAAACTGCACGTCTAATGAACTATGTTGAGTTCCCAGTATGGTACATTGACATTGACGAGATTCCTTCGTCTGTTATTACCGCAGCACAGTTTGCAGATACAGAAGAAGGACGCATCAAATACGGTTGCTGGCTAGCTGGCAAGAACATGATTCGTATTAATGCTACAAACAAACGCCCATTAGAACACTACGATCGTTACATGATTCTTCTTGAAACAGAAGACGCAAAGACAATGGCAATGGATCGTATTATCAAATCTACAAACTGTGTAGCTAAACGTAAAGCAAAGACAGCAGGCTCGTGGACACAGATTAATGCAGGTGAAGAGTGTTATGATCTTACGCTTGGTAATGGACTACCTAGTCATGGTGTGTTCTGGCAACATGCTTTAGAGTTCCATCGCAGAGTATGGCCAATGAGCGCACTAATCTTAGAAGTATATCGTCCTCTAAGTTATTTGTATCAAGCATTTAATATCGGCAACTATCCTATTGATGCACAATTCGATACGGAGCTCGAACAAATACTTGTAACCAAGTATGGCGATGCAGACTCTGTACAGCAACAAATTAAAGCCAGCTATGAACACGCAGTTCTTAATAACCTAGGTCGTGGCCCTTTGTTAAAGAATGATAGAGAGATTGTCTACAACGGATTGATTAATTTGTACAATCAAAACTGTGGAAGAATCGTTGCTATTCCTCCTGCTGATTATGTGTGGAGTGTGTAATGGCTAAGAAATGGTTTTATGTTATTCAAGATCCGTTTGGGCGTAATGACTTTAAAATTGGTATCACTGCTAATCCTAGAGTTCGTTTAGCAGCATATCAAAATGCAATGAGCTCTAGAAGCTATGTAGCTAGGTTTACTAGAGTCTGGGAAGGCAATGGCGATCATATTGATAAGCTAGAAGCATATCTTAAAAACACGTTCAACTGGGATATCGAATTTGACAAAGCTGGGCACAGCGAATGGATCTCAGATACAACACTTGACACTATTGTAAGTGAAGTTGAAAAAACAATAGCAGGCATGCGTTTTCATATTAAACCGCTTGAAAGCCAAATGCCTGTACTAATCAGCGATCTCGATGCTATACTCGGCGAGCAATACGGGTCATTAAAATAAGGAAACGATATGAGTCATCAAAATATTAATAAAGCCAAAAGAAAGTTAGTCGGTATGATTGTTCCTAAACAAGAGTACGGTAACATTGGTAAGATTGTTGAAGAAGTATTTGAAGAGTGCGGTAATACTCTCAACAAGGGCAAAGGACCCGATCTCGGAAATAGGGAAATTAAAACTCGAGGTGTTGATGCAACTAGCCCGCACACTGCTGGCAAGATGAGCAAATCTAAGATCATAAGCACACCTTATGAAAATTCTCATATTAAAGAAAAGTTGCAACATCAAGTTCGCGTATATCATCAAGAAAATAAATTTACTGGTGACAATATCATTGTTAGAGTAAATGAAGTTGATTTGACTGATCCACAAATACAAGCAGAAGCTAAAGACTCATATGAACATGGTCGCAAAATTATTGCCGACTATGTAAAACGAGGTATTGAACCTCCTAAGTATATTCCACCCGAAGGAAGAGCGTTTTATTGGGAACGGACTAGAAAAGGGCAGTCTTGGGAATTTAGAACATCGGATGCTAACATGAAGCGTTATGAAACTATTTCACAAGTAAATGATAATCCTTGTTTTGAACTAATAGCAGTTTAATAGTAAACCCCCTTAGTTGGGGGTTTCTCTTGACAAAAATATCGTTTGATGTTACAATATAAAAATAGTAAAACTCATTGAAGGAACAGGATGGCTAAAGTAAATCGCACTAAGTGGTATAAGTTTGTTGGCGATGTATATGAATTGTACGAGCAGGATCGTAATGCTCCTCCTAGCGAACGTACCCATACTGATTGTGGCTGGCGTCTACGCAGTTACAAATATGGCGGCAATTCTACTGCTTCTTTTAAAGGCCCGTTAGTAGAATCGTTAGAACAGCGTCCTTGCCCTTTAAAATCGGGACAACCTGGCATTTACATTTTGCGTGATAGTATTTTCCCAAATGGCTTTTATATCGGTAAAGGTAAAGACATTAGTGATCGCATTTGGAAGCACGGTGTTAAACTTGATGGCACTGACAAGTGGAACAAGGGTGTTGGTACTACAGAATACTTTGCCAAGTATCGAAAACTTCGTTTGGAAAAAGGACTTACTAACTTTGACGATGTTGAAATTGCATTTTGGTTTACAGAAGAGTTTGATGCGTTAGAAGATCAGTTGATGGGTGCATACGAAGCAAAGTATGGCATGATTCCATTTTGCAATAGCACCGAAGAAAGCCTGTTCCAAGTATGGGATATCTAAGGCCACTTTTGCCTGTCTTTTTAATCGGAGACCATAAGTATAATACAAGGAGATTAACATGACCGTACAGGCACAAACTCAAAAAATATTAATTACAAACAAAATAGGCAGACAGATGTGGGTGTGGGATAGCGATAGCTTTTACACTCAACGACTACAGGCAGGCCCGTATCAAAAGCAAAACTTGATACATTTAAGAGAATTATGTCCTAGTCCAAGAAAGATGCTAGACATCGGTATGAACATCGGTATGAACACTTGGGAATACGCTACGTTTGCTCAAGAGGTGCATAGCTTTGAACCAGTACCTGCAACTTATCAAGTAGCACTAGACAACATTGCTCTTAATCAAAATCATCAAGATCCTAAATTAGGTTGGTGGAAGAACACGGTTGGAACTTGGGCTAGTCTAGCTCTTACAGGAAAAATACAAACTTATAATGTAGCATTGGGTCCAACGCCCGGTACTGTAGAAATGCACATTAAAAAGAATGACGGGCACAATCGTGTGTCGAACGATGGCTACACTACTCCTACAGGTAAGACTGTTAAAACTAATACAGGCTATCAACGAGTAAGTGTTCCACAACATACACTAGACAGCTACAACTTTACAGATGTGGACATTATTAAGATTGACGTAGAAGGCTACGAGCTTAACGTGTTAGAAGGCGCAAGCAACACTATTGCTACTAATCGTCCAGTTGTACAAGTAGAGTGTGTAGAAACACAACCTAGAGCATTTGGCAAAACAATACAAGATTTATTTGATTATTTCAATAGTCGCAACTATGTAATTACAACTGCCGACGGAGTTGTACGTGGACCTAAGTGGTGCTATGTTAAGAAGATGATGGATCGATTTATGATTCCAGCAGAGCGTACAGACTTATATGATCCTAACAAAGTTGCAGTAGACGACAGCGAGATAGTACTCAATCCAGATTTATTTGAAGTAGAAGAATGAAAATTTTAATTACTGGCCATGAAGGATTTATTGGCCGGAATATGCTTGCTTGGTGCAATCAAGAAGAAGAATGGGAAGTCGATGGATGGGAGTGGGATCCTAACGACTTTCCTGATGTAAGCTCTTACGATTGGGTTATACACTTAGGTGCCATAGCTGATATGACATGCACCGACGTTGAAGCTATTCTAAAACAAAACTTAGAGTTTAGTCAAAGATTGATTAACGAATGTAATCTCAATGGGGTTAACTTTAAATTTGCAATTAGCAGCTCAGTCTATGGCGATACTAAAGACTTTAGTGAATGTGCACCCGGTCATCCACAAACTCCTTATTCTTGGAGTAAGTTTTTATTCGACCGCTGGGTGTTTCAACAACCGCAGCATGTTATGGTACAAGGATTCCGTTACTTTAATGTATACGGCAAGTATATGCATCTACGAGGTAAACGTGCTAATGCTATTCACAAGTGGAGAGAGCAAGCACGTAAGGAAGGTAAAATTACTGTATGGGATAATGCAGAGTTCATTAAGCGTGACTGGACCTGGGTAGGAGACGTATGCAAGTTACATATAGATTTTATCAAGACAGTTAATGGATCGGGCATATGGAATGTAGGTAGCGGGCTACCGCATAGCTTCTTAGATATTGCAGAAGAAATAGCAGAACAAGAAGGTGTAGAATTAGAGTTTGAACCTGTGCCACAAGCAGAGTTAAGTCGTTTTAGACACAAGACTTGTGCAGACTTAACACACCTTAAAGAAACAATTGGCAAGCGCCAATGGTTAAATGTATTTGAATGGCTTAATCAATGACAAACATTATATGGACAGGTGGTGATTCCGAGATTGGATCTAAATGTGTAGTTGGATTAGATCGCGACGGTGTTATTAACGAAGACTTAGGTACCTATGTTACAAGTCCGGATGGCTTTAAGCCTATTCCTGGCAGCTTAGAAGCAATGGCAGAGCTTAGACGTAAGGGCTATAAGATCGTTGTCATTACAGATCAGGGCGGCATTGCTAAAGGCATAATGACTCAAGAGGATGTAGACAAAGTACACGATCGTATGTTTGAAATGTTAGGGCAAGCAGGTTGCTTAACTATCGATGCATTGTACTACTCTGCTAGCAGTGACAAGCGTGACCCGTTTGCTAAACCTAACACGGGCATGTTTAAGCGTTGCGAAAAGGAACATCCGCATATTAAGTTCAAAGAAGGCTACTATGTTGGCGATAAGATCAAAGACTTAAAAGCAGCAGTTAATGTGGGTGCAAAGCCTGTCTTAGTGCGTACAGGATACGGGTCAGAAACTGAAAAAGAACTAGAAAAGTGGACTTATCGCGAGTTAAAGCGTAGAACTATCATATTTGATACCCTGGCAGACTTTATAAACACGTTGCCTTGAAATCAATAAATACATAATATTCCTTTGGAAACTATTATGCGATTTAACGATATTAAGATTATTACAGAAGCACAATTTAAAAGCAAGCAAGAAGTTATTGATCACTTTGTAAAACAAGGTAAATCAGCTGCTGCTGGTGCTAGTGCATGGGAACGTGGCTGGAGAGGCCATGCTCCTAAAAAGAAACAGCCTACTGGCCCTGTGCGTAGCTATCATGATGACTTAGACGATAAGCGTTATGGCGAAACTAACGAATCGCAGCTAGACGAAGTTAATCCACACAATTATGATAGTGACGAAGATTATCGAAACGCAGTAGCAGCAAGTGGTCGCCCAAAGCATCGTCCTGCAAATGATTATCCTTATAGCAAAGAAGAAGACGATGATTACTTCCGTGACATCTTCCGTAAGAAACGTGAAGCTGCTAAAAAAGCAGAACAGAATAAAGAACAAGGTGTAGCAGAAGCCAACGATCCATGCTGGAAAAATTATAAACAAATTGGCATGAAGAAAAAAGGCGGCAAGAAAGTTCCTAATTGTGTACCAAAAGAAAGCATTGAATCTTTAGAACAGCAAATAGCAGAAGCAGCAATAGGTGTAGCACCTAAGCGCACTCCTCGTCCTGGAAGCCGCCCTATTCGCGGACACGCTACAGAGTCACGCTACAAGTTTGATAAGAAGACTGGACAAATGGCTCAAGACAATGAAGACCCAGATCAACGTCACGGGTTGTACATTGACGGCAAGCTAGTTAAGACACACAATACAAAGCAAGAAGCAGAAAACGTTAAGCAACGTGATCCTAAGTTTAAGGATGCAGAGATTAAAAAGATTGCAGAACAGATTGACGAACACAAGAAAGGTGTACGTGCTCTTAAGTACGCTAAGAAAGCCAAAGGTACTGTTGATCATTTAGATCCAAAGAAAATTAAAGACATGCCCGGACGCAAAGTAGTTGGTCCACAAAAGATTAAACAACTTGAAAAAGATTTAGAAGAAGCTGCGGAAATCATGGAAGGTGCTAAGGTAGATCGCATGGTTAAACACATTGCTAAGTCTGAACGCAAGTTAGGTAAAAGCAAAGATGAAGCAGAAAACATTGCTTGGGCAACTGCTAACAAGCGTGGCATGCTAGATAACAAAAACAAAAAGAAAGTTAAAGAGCATACTGAAAGTTGTGAGTTCTGCGGTGGCAATGATCATACATCATTAGACGAGTCAGGAAAGGCAAGTCGTTCGTTGTGTTTAAGTTCTAAGTCAGATAATGAATTAGGTGCTAGTCAATTAGCAAGTTGTAAGTCACAAGGCTTACGTGCTAGAGAAGGTAAAAAATCTCATAAGATAGGTAAAACTCGTGTGACAATGGGCGGACATAAGATTAAGGGTAAAAAATACGGCGGAAATATTCCGGACTGGAGTTAACATGAGATTTAAAGAATTTAAAATAAACGAAGCAGGTCCTCTTGATAACTTCTATTCTAGCATCTTAGGATGGGGAAAGAATGACGACGGTACATCCGCAGCAGGTGCAGATGCTAACACAGGATCTGGATTAACAAACTTTAAATCTTCCGGAAATCAAATTAGTCCTATAGAGATTAAACAATACTTGCTGTCTAAGGGTTTTGATAATAACCAAGCAGCAGGTTGGTTAGTAAATATCAAATGGGAAAGTAACTTTAAACCTGGTGCTTATGTTGCAAGCGATGCCGGACAAGGACAAAGTGGAGGCTTCTTTGGTTTTCACGATGTAAAGAATGGAAGTGGATTGTTTACTAAAATGGTTGCAGCCACTGGCGGCGGCAATAAGTGGCAAACTAACTGGCAAGGACAATTAGACTTTGCCATGCAAGATAGTCGTGGACAACAATACAAATCAACAAAGTTTAGTAGCCCAGGAGAAGCTGCACACTGGTGGGTAGTGAATTACGAAAAGCCTGCTAATACAATGCAACAAGCTTCAATCAGAGCTGCTAGTGCTTCTAAGTATGCATAATAAATATCTGCATGAACTTAGTAGGTAATTTATTAATTGCACCACCAGCCGTCAAAGGTAACTTTTGGTATAAGACTGTTTTGATGGTAACTGAACACCACCGTGGCGGAAGCGTAGGGTTAGTGTTAAACAAAAGAAGCCAAATGAGCATAGTTGAATTTGGAGAGCAGCTAGGATACGAAATAGACCTTCCTGGGTTCGTATATCTAGGCGGTCCTGTTAATGTTAAGAGTCTTAGCTTTTTACACTCTAACGAATGGCACAGTAAAAATACTATGCGAATTAACGAACGTTTTAGCCTGAGCTCAGATGACGAGATACTTCCTAGACTAGCAATGGGCGACATGCCGGAAAATTGGCGAATATTTGTAGGAATGTGCGGATGGGCAGAAGGGCAGTTGGTAAGTGAAATTAACGGGCAACACCCGTGGAAACATGAAAATAGTTGGTGTTTGGCTAACGCTGATTATGATCTAGTATTTGGATCCGACAATAAAGATCAATGGTGCAATGCCTTAGATCGCTCGGGTTTAGAGTTCGCTCAAAATATGCTTGCATAAATATAACATTGAGCGTATAATAATATACTTCATAGGTTGGGTCTGTAAACACAATCGAAAGAGGTTTAAAGTGTCAGATACATTAGTACTAAACGCTGACGGCATGCCTGTAAGTGTTCTACCGTTAAGCGTAATCCCTTGGGAAGAAGCAATCAAATACATGGTCCTAGATAAGGCAGATGTATTGCATTTTCACGAAAATTGGATTGTTCACTCAGCCCATTGGGAAACGCAAGTCCCATCAGTTATTATGTTGCGTGAATACATGAAAGCCAAGTCGGCTGTTCGTTTCAGCCGTGCTAACGTGTACTTACGTGATGATGGTCACTGCGGCTATTGCGGAACACACGTTGAAAAGAAATTCTCAACGCTTGACCATGTACACCCTGTATCAAAGGGTGGTAAAACAACATGGGAAAACACTGTTACAGCATGTGGTCCATGTAATGCTAATAAGGCTGACAAGGTTGGTTTAAAGCCAAAGAAGATGCCTTACAAGCCAGACTATTGGGAACTTGTAAACAAGCGTAAAAAGTTGCCTTTCAACGTTAGACACGAAGAGTGGTTACAATACATTCTATGAAAAAGCTCTTTTGGAACGTATTAGGCTTTCTTAGTTTGGGCATGGCGTATGTCGGCGTGGTAACACCCGGCATACCCTTCAGCATCTTTTTAGTATTTGCTGCCTATTGCTTTGCTAAGGTTAATCCTAAGATGCATGCCTGGCTTTACAATCATAAGATATTTGGCCCGTTCCTGTCCAATTGGAATGACAAGCGAGTGTTTCCGTTTAACGGTAAAATCTTTATGGTCCTAATGATGGACTCTAGCTTGGTTATTATGTGGTTTACTACCCACAACGTCAAAGCCGTCACTTACACAGCTATAACCATGTTTATAGTTGCTGTATGGGCATGGCGCTATCCTAGCACAGTAGAAGAGTACAATCGCCGCAAAGAAGCTGGTGAAAAGATAGGTTGGTTCAAGTAAAACGGTTAAATAAGAGTAC